CATCTAGGTCAAGAAAGTAGTTGATCGGATCGGACTCTCCCGTTTGATGGAAATAAAATTCAAACATCCCATCAATGGGGCGGACAAAAATCTTCGGTTTGTTCATAGGGAAAATAAAGTTATAGCAAGCCTTTAGGCCTAAATCAAGTACCCCGTTAGACCCAATTTGTTGCGAGACGATGACGGATTTGTTAAATCCAGGTTAAGGAGTGGCGTATGGCGAACTTCAAAGTAACTGTCGAAGAAAATCCGAGAAATCCTAATGTTCTTTTTGTGAGGCACCGTGACGGAAAGACGAAACTTGCAAATGGCCGGTGGAAGCGGTTTCATGATTACACCGTCGATAAAAATGATCGCCAAGTTATAGCCGGCAAAACATATACGGGCAAATCTCTGGCCAATGCTCTTGCGGAAGTGGTGAGGCAGCGGTACTACAGCAATGAGCTTGGCATCGTCAGTTCAACAGAAACAATGGAGGAATTGATAGAGAGTTATCTGGATTCCAAGAGCAAGCTTGCCTGGAGAACGCTTGAGCATTACAGTAATTCATTGCGTCACCTGAAAGAGGCCATTCCAACCTTGCCGGAGCTTACCACCGATAATCTGCGTACCTGGGAAAAAAATTTGACCGCCAAATTTAAACGAAATTCTGTTTATGCCTGCATGAACGACACCAGCATCTTTTGTAATTGGCTTGTACGGGAAGACAAGATTTCAAAGACTCCATTTAAAAAGGGAATGGTCGGAACTGTCGAGGAATCCACTCCTAAATTTTATCAGACGACCGCCTATTTAGCACTTGATGAGTCGTTAGCCAAGGTTTGCCACTACACGCGCGTTGGTTGTTGGTTGGCGCATGATCATGGGTTACGAAAGGTTGAAATTGTTGGGGATGGCCGGGAACGTATGGAAGGTGTTCTTTGGGAAGATCTTATATGGCGTTCTAATGGCAAAGTCGATTTGCAGATTCGCAAAGAGGTTTCGAAGGGGAAAAAGAAAGCTAGGAAGGTACGGCTGGACCCTAAATTGGTTGAATTGTTGGGGTCCCGAAAAACGGGCCCTATTGTTCCCTTGGTTCGATGGGTTTTTGATGATAGATTTCAAAAGGCTAGGAAGATGGCAGGAATAGATAAGGATCTCCATACTATTCACGGCCTCCGCCATAGCTTTGGCAATGAATTTATGCAAAAATCCGGCAGCAACCAAGTTGCCTTGCGCGACCTCATGGGCCATACCGACGTTAAGACAACAGAGATTTATTCACACCTTGAGGAATCCTACTTGGATGAGGCGATGGATAACCTCCATGAGAAGCGATCAATCGACAATGCCAAGCTTAAAGTTGCAGGGCAGAATAACGACATTTCGTTAGAAATCATTCAACAGCCATTAACTAATAATAACGAAGATCAACAACTAAATGCCAACGAAAATGAACGATAAAACAATTCGATTTGAATATTTTAAAATTTTGCGTGCACCTTGCCGACGTAGCTCAATTGGTAGAGCACCTGTTTTGTAAACGTGAGTGATCATCTATTTTTAGATATGTTTTTAAAATTTGCAGGGCACTATTTAAACATATTGAAGCAACAGATAGCCCCCGAGCGCCTTGGTAAAACTCCCCCGCGCTCGGGGGCAAAATGGATTTAGTCGGAAACTTCCCAGGTATCAAAATCTTCTGAGAGCATGACCTTGCAAAAGTAGGGCTTATCGTTATGGTCGAGTTCTGGGTTTATAGGGTCAATGATGGGAACATATGCTACAAGGCCTCTATATTCAACGGTACGGGGGTCTACGTAGGCGGATTGTTTGAAATGAGAGAGACGGAGCTTATAGATCTTCTGGCGCAATGCCTCGTCAAATGTCATGCGGCCTCCAAGGCTTTCGCTTCATTGATAATCTTCCGGTAGCGCCTGTAGATCTGACGATCTTCGAGGTATTGGCGGTATGCTTCTGGATCTTTCTTAATTTTATCCCTTCGAGCGATATAGGATGCCCGCTGCTTTGCAAGCATGGCTTGATAGGCCAGGGGATCAGACTTAACGACAAGATAATAGGCTCGTCGCCGCGCTCTGAACTTGAAAGGATTGAGGTGACGCCTCTCGGTAATTTTTGCTAAGACTTCACGGTATTTACGACTCTGGCGATATTTCATGTGGATGAGTTTTCGTTTTAACCGGAATGCTTTAAACTTGGCGGGGTCCGCTTTCAATTTCAAAAACCATTTTCGATACCGTTCATTTGCTGACATGCTCAAGAGATTTTCCTATGGAGGCGGGCCGGCATGTGCATTTACAAAAGTGCGTCCCGGAAGGGCATCCCGTCTCTAGTTTTTCAAGATGCTTTACGGTTTCGATGACGGTGGACATCAAATCCATAAAATTCGTGACGCGCAGCTGCCGGCCGGTCATGTGATGCAGGACGTTTCGGAGGGTTTCTAGGGACAGCTTTTCTAGCGCCGTCATTAACCCCTCCCGGATTCCTTGCTCAGTGCCCACACGGCCAGGTCAATTCCCTTGATGACGCCTCGGAGCCATTCCGTCCGTGTATCAAAATCTCCCGTATGGACTTGCATGGCCCATTCGTTACGCAAACGTTCCAATCTTTTAATGACCTCTTTTTCATTCATAGAGACGGTTGGCACGGGTAGCTTCCTTGCGGTATTTTTTCAGATGGCAACTCCCGCACTCTACCTCGTAATCCCCAATTTCCGATACGCCCACAATCGATTTGGTTTGCCTTTCGCAGAAGCAACAATAGGAATGCTCGATGGGACTATGGCGATTGCGGATGGCATCTTGGGCGGCTTGGCGGACAATAAAGGCAATATAAATATTCCAATGGCGGATCGTTTGGTTCGGATCGCAACCTCTGGCTTCATGGCCATGCCGGTCACAGCGAAGGACAAATCCTTCTTTTTCGGGCTTCATTTCTAAAGGTGCATTGCATTGCGGACAAGGCATCGTCGGTTCTTCTTCATAGCGGATGATTGGCATGGGCCCCTCCTAGGATGGAAAGGGGCGCGGCAATAGCGGGAGGTGGAGTGAGGAGATACTATTGCCACGCCCAAAGTCTTTTCCATGATATGCCTCTCCCTGAGTCACTATCGCTATAAGTATAGCGATACAGGAAAGGTTGTCAAGGGGTCAAAAGGGCTATTCTTGAGGCGGGGGGAGTTCGACGTGCCCGATAATGATCTCTGGCTCTTTGGGATCTTCGAGCTTTTTCCAGATGGTCCAGCAGCGCCGGCAGCGAAAGGCCGGGCCAAAAGGGTCCCACTGGTGAACACAATAAACCGCCGGGCCTTTCGGATCAGTCATTTAAGGCGAGGCTCTACGACGTGATCTGGGCGCGTCGAAAAGACGGGGGCATAGGGAGGGATGAATCCTATCACAATTTGAGGTTGGGTTTTTTGTTTAGATGAGTCCCATACTTCGCCACACGTCTTACAAGTTCGAATCTTTTCTGATTGATTCCAGCGATGCAAGCAATAGATGTTTGGCATAGCGCCCTCCAAAGACGGAAAATGGAGTGCCACGCCCAGCGCCTTTGCCACGACTAAAATATCAAATCAATGCCGACTAGGCAATGGGACAAGTTTGGCTAAATCGGTTTCTTCGACATATCCGATTACGACTTTTGGGGGATGGGTTTGATATTCGTTCTTCCATTTGGTTTTGCAGAGGACGCACATCTTACAAGGGAGGTCATCGGATGCCCAAATATGGGCGCAAGTGACAGTGAACATTGTTTATATTCAATGAAATTGGTAAAGCCTTGTCTAGAGGTCCAAGTCCGGGTAAAGCTTATTTAAGGCCTCGACGATGAGTCTTGAAACGTTCATGTTCATCCTCTTGGCCTTTTGGCGAACGATCGTGCATTTGTAAGCGCCGATGACCCCGCATCCCACATAAGCGCGGATTTCGTGTATTTTTGGACGCTTTTTCTTAGTCTTCATACCGCGATAGTACAAATTTTTCTTGACAAGGTCATTTTGAGTTTCGTAATCTGGGCCCATGCGCCGCCTAAGCAACCCAGATGAATTATCGTAGCCCTCGGAAGAGTTTTATCTCTGGTTTGTTCCGGCGCAGGGGCTACGATTATTTATTTCTCAGGTTAGCACTAGACCGTCTCAATAATGGGGCAGTCTTTTTTTATGTCTAAATCAGGTGATTACGCACCCTCAGACAACGGAGCTTAAGTAGGGCCACCCCCTAGAGAACTCATAGAACGGTATGGCCGCATGGGTGAACTCCGCAGATGCAAAACGTAGTGATCGGCTTTTTCCAAACTCTTCTTCTTTAGAGTAGTTCCTCTTTTATTTAAAAAAGGCCTCATTACATGCGTAAGCCCTTTAGGGCGGGTATCAATCACAATAGATTAAGGTGAGATAGGAAATAATAAAAAATGATTGAAAAAGTTACCTTAATTATTAGTGTCATGGCGTTAATCGTTTCGATTATTGTTGCTGTGGATACATTCAAACGACAATGATTAATATCGTTTACATACCATTAAAGTTTTGGTATGTATTCGATTGTTTATAGTTTATAGCCAATGGTTTACTGTAAAGGATTTTGGGGATGCCTATAGGCAAGGCATCGCAACGATACTTTAGATACGTTCCTATGGGTTCTTCTAAAGAAGGCATCCCCATTCATTCCCTATCAGCGGTCGTTAAGTCCCTGAACGAGCAACGCCCGTTAGGGCCGCGAGAGTGAATGGGACGGTTCGGTTGTGCGGTGTTGACCGAGGGGAAGATTCAAAAGGAACCCGATGGAATCTGGCGGAGGATTAGAATGACTTGGATGATATTTGCTATCGCTCTTAATTGGCCATATACGAGGGATGGTGGCCCTTGGACCAAATCGGCCCAGGCGGGATTGGACTATGTGATCCATCAATTGCAAGTCGGGCCTCCTTCCTACAAAGGTCCGATTCATGCTATCGCTGTGCATAAAGAAGATTGGGACAGTGGCAAATGTGTGTGGAATTACATAGACAATAAAATTGATGGCTGCGTGTGTGAATATTTGGCAGTTAATTATCCTGAAATGTCCGGGATGCATATGTATATGAATTTAAAAGAGGATCAATGAAACTGAGTCCGCTAGAAAGAAGCATCGCCACCGTAAACGCCACAATACTTTTGATAGTTTGGGTTGTTTTGATCCTGGCCGGCATCGGCATGTACCGGATTTTGTGCTGGGTGTTTTCATGAGTGATTCGGTCTACATCCATTTAATTTTCTGGCTACTTTGCGGTATTGCGTTGTTATTAGTTGCGAGGCTGAAATGATAACCCCTAAGAAGCTGGCGGAGCATACTTCCGGTCCTAGGCCGGCCAGGGGTACTTACTTTGGGGATTGGAATTAAACCGGATAACTTGATGATGGAAAATCGTGAGACAACATCCCGGTTGGAGAATCAAGGACCATCCCCATTAAATTTGGCCCTGCGGCGTGGCGATATGACACGTAGATTAGGACGAGGTACGGACGCGACCTAGCGTTGGACCGTATCAAGCCGGGGCAGGACCGGCCAGGGTCAATTGATTTGGGGGACAGAATGATAACACCCGAGAAGCTGGCGGAATGGAGAAAGGCTTGGAATGAAGCAGATTTCTGTCAGGAATGTGCAATTACTACTGAGTATCCCGAAATAATGGATACCATCGAAGCTCTTTGGGCTGTGGCGCAGGCGGCGGAAGCATTTAAAAAAGAAGTAGAAAGCGCGTGTACGAATCTTGCCAATCGTACTCTTGATCCGCTATCGGGACAGGCTAAATGGGAAATCGATGCTCGATATTATCAATCAACTATTTTTATGCGAGCTTTTCAGGATGTCAATGCAGCCCTCGCCGCGCTGAAGACAGATGCACAAAGACAAATTGAAGGATTAAATGATCCTTTTCGATCCAGCGGAGATGTGAAGCCATGAGCTTCCCTGAATGGATTTATTCAAATAAGCCTGGCCGCGATCTATATCAGCGTGAGGTTGATTTACAGAAGGCTCTCGAAATCGCGTGGAGCACATTGGAAAGCTATTCAATCATCGGCCAATACAGTAAAGCAGATGAGGCCATGCGCCGTATTTCCTCGCTAGGCTCTGGCGGGTTAAATGGCTAAAAAATTACGGGCTTTCAATATCACAGAAGAACCCCCGCCCCATTTGGTATTGCGGTGCCAACGTTATCTTGAAACTGTATTAGTGCCTGAAGCGTTGCGTGAAGGCCAAACTTTAATTTATGCCATTTCTAGATATATGGCAAAGCAATTACAGATCATTGAGGAGCTATGCACAGAGGAAAAGCAAATAGGTAGTGAGTTTGGAGGTAAGAAATGACCTTGACCGACGATGATTTAAAGTACAATGCCGGATCTCCCTGGCCTATTCAGGCATTGTCGGAAATGTTTGTGTTTGGATCAGGTCAAACGCAAGGCGGCGGGGAAGTGAAAACCGTCGAGGAACTGGCTGGGGTTATTGGGGATCTTTTCGATAAATACGAAGTCTTTCTGTCTGCGGATATGTATGACGAGATTTATCAACTCGTTAAAGCCTTCGCCGAAGAGCGGGTAGCTGACGCGGTGGAGGAAGAGCGTAATTATAGCAGCCTAGCGTTGGAGCGTATGAGAGAAGCAGCCCGCGCAGAGGCGTTGGAAGAATATCGACGGGAATGTGTGCAATGTTCCTATCAGGCGGAACGCGTTGGGAATTTTGAAGGGCATTTATGTCCGCATTTGAAACAGGCCTATGAAAGGGGGTTGGAAGAGGCATTAGGAAAATGCTCTATTCACGATGTAAGTCGTGGACCGCTTTGCTCAGTTTGTGTTGTGGAAGCTTCCAGAAATATAGCTTTGGAATCGGCGGCGAAGATTATAATCGGCCATGAGTGTTCCATAGCGGCGGGCGCTGAAGTGTGCAATTGCGACATTGAAATTGCAGAGCGCATCCGCGCATTGAAGGGTAAATAACGGCAATGATTGAAATCAAAGAGATTCGTTTCAAGTACGACAAGCCAGAATGGTCTGAGTTTGATGCAATTGCCGAAGCTCTGTACGCTCTAATTATGGGCTATGATAACTACTCCTAGAAGCTACTTAGCCTTACAGAGGGAAAATAAATGATTGACCGAGCTAATTACAGGCGGATATTAAAACGAATTGAATTTAAAGGTTGTAAATGCGGAGCCTTGCTATGGAAAAATTGCGTATGTCCATTTAAAGCAAATATTGATTATTGTAGGTGTCGGTGTTGTATGGATCAACTTCAAACCTGTTGCAAAGCAAATGACGAAAAGTTGACGAAAGAAATATTTCCTCGACGGTAGCGCAGTTCCCTGCGAAGGAAGTAATTACAGCTTAGGGATCTCGATCTCTTTCTTTGGCCGGCTGCTTGGCTTAAACCATTTGTATTGATGACATCCTGGGCATTGTTTGGGCATAGCCTCCGTTCGGGGCATCCATTCATGGCCGCAGCGGAGGCATTTGAGTTTGGTCATTTGGGTTCTCCGAAATGCTTCATGGTTTCATCAACGCTTTCGGCCGGGACAAACAAGAGGATCGAGGTTGGCTTATAGTCATCATGGCGTTCGAAGTTATAGGCGATGTTTACCCCGTGGTCTTCGCACGTGATGAGGCCCTTGGTTTCGTCCCCTTCGTCCCAGCACTTGAGATCGCGCAGGAACGTATCTTCTTTGGCATCCCTAGCGGCATCGGATAGGCGCATCAAGTTTTCGGTGACGTAATAATCCATGGCCGTATTGCAGAATTCGAATTGATTGGTCATGCAAGCGCCGGCGATGCTTTGCAAGGCTAGGATCACGAGTAGAGTTTTCATGTTAATTTAGGCTCCTTTTTCCAATGATATTTGTGGCGATTCTTTGAAATCATATCGGCTGTATTTTCCTTCGGAGTGCCTAGAAATAAATGATTGGGGTTAATGCAATTTCTGACATCGCATTTATGAAGCACCCATAGCGAAGAAGGGATACTTCCCTTAAATAATGTCCATGAAATTCTATGCGCGGTGGTTCTTTCCCCTTTATGTTTCATTAATTTATAACCGATCTTTGTAAGACATCCAGTAGTGAGCCAGCAGTCGTTTTGTTGAATGCAATTTTGGAGTAAATCCCGAGCGCGTTTTAAATCATTGTAAAAACCCGATTGATAGGTTGCAGTCATATTTTACCCTCCGCTTTGGCGATGGCTCTTTGGTATAGCTTCGCCCTTTGTCTTCCACATGTTTTACAGTGACGGCAGTTTTGTTTATCTAGGTATGTGTTTGCATCATCGTAAGGATGACCTTTTGGACAAGACTTAATTTTGCGAGCTGAGCTTACGAAGTGATGCCAGGAAGAACTTCGCTTCACATTTTCAGATGGTGTCACAGCTTCTAAATGCGAAGGTCTAACGCAGGAAGACACCTTGCATAAATGATCTATTTCATATCCTTTTGGGATAGTCCCGAACGCTTGCTGATATGCCCACCGATGAGCGCCTATTAATTTAGGATTCGTATTGAATGCGCCGTATCCTTCTTGATGGTGCGCGCCAACCCATAGCCAGCATGTATTTAATGTATTCACGTGATTAAAGAATCTCTCCAGCGTCGTTAAACGCCTTCTCGATCCTTGCCGAGATTTCGCTATTGCCATTTGTTACCCCCTGAGATTTATAAATCCAGCGGAGCAACTCTATCATGCCTTCATAATGATTTGCAACGCGGACGATATAGGCGGCATTAGCTTTTTGTTGGTCCAATGGAATTGAAGGCATATCATAACGTGCAACCGCTATTTCTTCGTTTTTTGAACCGCTGAAAATATACGGGTTCAATTCCAATAATGTCCACGGTGTCGGTGTATGCTTACTAACGTTCGCCTGCGCTTCGCTGTGCTGAGGGTTAACTCTTTTTCCGAGTAAACCGACAGAATTCCCGCAATCGAAACACTTCGGCAGTTTTTTAGATTTCATAGCTAGGCTTCCTTTTACGGCGTGTCTGTCGTTAGTCTGATAAAACGTGACGGCTCGCCATTGGTGACTGAGATCTAATTCCCGGACATAGGCTAGTTTGGCTTTCATTTCGTTGACCTGATCGACGGCTTGATTGAAATTAAAGGTGGCCATGCGAGCGCGGCTTTCGACTTGTGAGCCCATCATGGCATCGGTAAAGTTAGAGAACAACCTATAGACGAGTTTAGGATCAAACCCGCCCATGATGGCTAATGATGCAGCCTCTTGTGGGCAATTGCATTGCGTGAGCCTTTCTTTATTCAGTTTGATCCAGGCCCGTAATTCTTTCTCGTCTTCAGTCATGGGGATGGGCTTTAGGAGTGCGGCGAGGTCGAGGGGCATGGCTAGATCCTCTCCTGAATAGCTTTTTGAACCTCATCTGGAAGTTCATTCGCTTTCAGTTCAACGCCCGCTAATTCGTTCCACATTGGACGATCAGTCCCTGCGTATTGATTAACGCCTTGCGGAGACAAGGCATTACGAGACATGGTGAACATATTCCAATTCCCGCCACTGGCTCTCACATAGACCTGATAACGATCCATATATTTTTCGCCCACATCAAAAACGCGGATGGTCTTCATGTTAGGCCACCTCGCCTTCGAGCTTCTTAATCATTTGCTCGATAGTGCGGTTCTCAGTATGGAAGTTGGCATCTTCTAACGCGGAGTAAGCGACTTTCAATAAGGCGAGTCCATCCCATTCAAAGTATTGAGAGAGCATAATTCCGAGGGCTTGTTCATCGGTTGCTTTGGATTGATATTCGGGAACGAAGGACTTTTTAATCTGGGCTTGGATCATTTCTTTCAATTGCTCTTTCATCGTCATCACCTCATGCCTAACCCTGAATCTCTACATTAGGAGTATAACATGAATATGATAATAATCAATAGGTCTAAAGACACATTTATGAATAATGCATTTGAATGATGAATTGCGGTTCGTGGTGAACCGCTTCTAGGAATAGCGCTATACGCTCTAGGATTCGATTTTAGGCCCATAAAACCCTGTTTACGTACAAAGACACTACTTGACGCCAAATCGAATATGAGGCATAGTGGACACAATGCGGGTAAAGATGAGGTTTTGAGAGCCCGCCTCAATGGAGATACTGCTCCAATTAGCTCAGCCCAACATACCGCGGCCGCTAAATATTAACCTCGGTGCCTAGCATTCGGTTGTAAGCATCCGGGAAGAACTCAGTATCCGTCCAGACCCGCATAGACCCCCAAGCTAGGGATAGGGGGGTAGGGGGGTTGGGCAGAAGTGGACGTTTAAGGTGACGATTGGAATCTATATTTCTCCCATGTAAACATCGTTGGGTGTTGGTTAAAAAGATCCATCGAACAACACTCAATTGGATTACGGTGGATAGATGTAGGAAATGCAGTTCGGTAGTACAAAGGGTATGGAACGTTAAGGTTGTAGATGGAAGGGCAATGACAACGTGCGATAGCTCGACGGTAAATACCACACTCCCCGACGATAAACCAACAACTTCTCCTCAGAATGTCTGATATCTGCCCTGCAACATTACCAAAACCATTGATACTCAACGATTCAAATACTATTACTAAGAGTATCGACGGTGAGATCGACGGTAGAACTAGGTTGAGCAAGCGAGTCGTAAGATCAGTTTCGTCAGTAATATTACTATCAGCCTTCCGCAAACTTTTTTCTTTTCACAAACCCTTTCGAAAGCTTTTACATCTCCCAGAACCGATGAAAGAATTCCTAAAAGCGTCATTACAGACTTTGGGCTTAGGGATGATGATCTTATGGTTCATAGGGTTGTCCCTACTCCCGGTGATAGGGCTTTGGTTTTTGCTGATGTGGATCGTTAAATGACCGAACCCTTCCGAAAAACTTTTTTCAATTTCAGAATCCTCCGAAAACTTTTTTCCCAATGAAGTCATCTAAATCCGAACCCATCAAAGCGGATGACCTTCGAAAAGCTGTCTGCAAGATGCGGATGGATGCGGATCAGAAGGCGGAGGAGATCATCCGGGCTTGTTATCCGGACAATGAGTGGGTTGATCTGCCGCAGACGGCGTTATTTCAGAAGTTTAAGCTGTTGATTGTGGAGGCTTGGATGGAGGCCCACGCGGCGGGAGTAACGTGGGCGTATAAGAATTTTGAAGAACTTTTCAGGATGAGATGACCAAATGTTCGTGATTACGTATGAGGGGAAGTATTGGAGTTACGAGCGGGCATTGACGGAGGATGTGGGAGAGGCTCGGAAGTACAACCAGAAGGTGAATGCGGAGAATGCAAGGTTGCGGTTGTTGCGGGGCAGGCCTAACTTTAAAGCCGACTTGATGGAAGTGAAAGAGATTCCGGGATGAAGAAGTATTCAAAGATTCGGTTTCCAAGTAGGCGCGAGCGTCGATTAGCGTTTCGAACATCGACTTTAATGCATTGGATGGAATGGGGACCTTTGCATAAGCGAATATTGAAAAAGATGTCCGATCATATATTTTCCGCTACTCCGCTATTTGACTATGTGAGTAAGCAACATGAGTGAGATCGTTTGCGTCCATTGGTGGTCCGTCTGGTTTGAACCGATGGGGGATGGTCCGAAGTGGCGTATCTGCCGGGGGTTATGCAAGAGGACCCAGAACGATGGCGATCCCGATCCGGAAGTCGTTATTGCGAGGTTCTTATGACAGACGAAGAGATTAATATCTCGGTGGCGCGAAAGCTTGGGTGGAAGGAATGCGATGGGCACGAACTATGGCCAAAAAACTACTGCCACTCCATCGAAGCGGCGTGGGAGGTTGTGGAGCAACCAGGATTATTTGTTGAAGTAAACAAAAAGCTCAATCGTAAGTTTGGCGAAGAGAAGATTTGGACTACATATTATTGCACTCTTTGGAAAGATGGAGAGTTTGACGATGGAAAGGTTTATTCAGTCGAAGCTGACACAGCGCCCATGGCCATCTGCTTGGCGTTTTTGAAATTAGATGAAAAGGAGCCTTAAATGCTGAGTCTCTTGATTACGTTGGTCGTAACGCTCTTGATTGTTGGGTTGCTCTTGTGGGCCGTGGATGCGATGCCGTGGATCAATGCCCAAGTCAAGACCATGATTCATATTCTGGTGATCGTATTCGCTGTCTTATACGTGATTCAAATGATCTTTCCGGCCATTCGAGGGACCCTTCATTGAAACCTAAGAAGCCTCGCTGTTAATGATTCCGCTGTTTAAAGTCCGTATGGAACCGTCTGTCGATCAGGCGGTATCGAAAGTTCTGCATTCCGGATTTATCGGGCAAGGAGAAAACGTTGAAGAATTCGAAAAAGCCCTTATCCCCTGGATTGGCCGCGAAACCATCCTTACCGTCAATTCCTGTACCTCCGCTATCCAATTGGCACTCCGCCTCTCTGGCGTACAAGCAAGCGATGAGGTTATCTCTACCCCTGTTACATGCACGGCTACAAACGAGCCCATTGTCGCAATGGGTGCAAGGATCGTCTGGGCAGACGTTGACCCTTGGACCGGAAACATCGACCCCCAATCGGTTAAAAAGAAAATCACCAAGAAAACGAAAGCCGTCATCGCCGTCCATTGGGGCGGCCTCCCCTGCAACATAGACGCTCTCCTCAAAATCTGTAAGGATCATGGGATCAAACTGATCGAAGACGCCGCCCATGCCCTGGGTGCCACCTACAAAGGCAACCCCATCGGCAGTCATGGCGATTTCGTCTGCTTTTCCTTCCAAGCCATCAAGCACTTAACAACCGGCGATGGCGGTCTTCTTAGCTGTAAGAGCAAGAAGGACTACGAACGCGCCAAGCTCCTGCGTTGGTATGGGATCAAGCGGCCGGCCAACTTAAAGAAGGACATCCCGGAATGGGGCTACAAGTTCCACATGAACGATATTGCGGCCGCGATCGGCCTGGAGAACTTAAAAGGCTTGAAAGAGGATTTACAGAAGCGCCACGCCAACGCCGATTTCATCAATTGGTTTTGTTTAGACCCAAAAGAAAGCGCCTACTGGTTTCTTGCGCGCCATATTGAACGCCGGGACGCTTTTATAAAGCACATGGCCAAAAACGGAATCGCTTGCGGGACCGTTCATGAACGTAACGACGCCTATTCTATGTTCCGGGATTTTCGTACCTATCTCCCTGGCGTAGATTCCTTTTGTAAAACCCAGGTCAATCTTCCCATAGGACCCTGGCTTATCTTCTCTGATCGAGTCCGAATTGTAGAAGCCGTCCATGCCTTTAAATAAGATCCGCTTAGGTTATAACTCGGTCCCTGCTAAAGCCAAAAAGCTGGTTCTGGAAGTATTCAATTCAGGGCAATTTTCACCGGGAATTAAGGTTCGGGAATTTGAGGAGAAATTCGCTGCTCTCCACAAAGCCAAACACGCCGTATTCGTTAATTCCGGAACCGACGCCCTGCGCCTTGGCCTCTTGGCGCTTAAAGAGAAGTACGCCTGGAAAGACGGGGATCTGGTAGCCGTTACCACCCAAACCTTTGTGGCGACCGTAAACGTCATCCTCCAATCTGGACTTACGCCTTTCTTCTACGATAACGGCAATCCTTGGAGCCTTGAGCATATTCTGAATACCTCTCCGGAGAAGCCGAACATCGTAGCTGTTATGCCTGTTCACCTTTTCGGGAAACCTTGTGATCCCCGCATTTACCAGACAGCCAAAGAGCGGGGCTGGAAAGTCCTGGAAGATTCCTGCGAAACCATCCTCAATCCGATCCGAGGAAACGTCTCTTGCCATTCCACCTACATGGCCCACCACTTAGTAACCGGAGTCGGCGGGTTTGTCCTTACTCATGACCATGAGATCGCAGATCTTATCCGCAGCTACGCCAACCATGGCCGAAACATCGCTTATCTTCCAGGCCACCGAACCCCGCCCCTTTCAAAACAGCTTCTTCAGAAACGCTTTCTCTTTGAAAGAAGCGGCTATTCCAGCCGGGGAACCGAGTTCGAAGCCGCGCTCGGCCTTTCGCAGCTTGACGATTTACATGTAAACGTCCACAAAAGGCGCGAGGTGGCCGCCAAGCTGTGCAAGGCGCTCTGGCCCTGGTACGCAAAGTTTCAAATGGACGAACCCAATTTGCACCCCCGACATACCTTCATGATGTTTCCCATGATCGCTAAGGAGGGATACAGGTTCGACAAATACAAGTTCTGTCTGCACTTGGAAAAGCGCGGCATCGAAACCAGGGATTTAATGCCGATCACAAGCCAGCCCTCCTTTAAAGCGCTCGTTAAAGAGTCCGATTATCCCAGTTCCGACTACTCCAATAAGAACGGTTTTTACTTGCCCATCAATCCGGGCATGACCGATCGGGATATTGCCCAGATCCGACGAGCTTTCAAATCATATTTGCAAAAATAGCCAAAAGCGTGTATATATAGCCATCTCGGGCAAAGAGTAATCGATTTTCCGATTTTCTCTCTGCCCGAGGGAAATCGGCGGTCGCCACGGCGACCGACCGTTTTGAAACGCGACGATCTTGCTAAAGGCATCAATGATTCCTCCCGCCGGATCAAAATCCGTGGCCAGTACGCCGTTGTTCCCCTCAAATTTGATCAAGAAGGCCGGCCGGCGACCGAAACTACTATGGTCGTCAAAAGACTTACGCTTAATGACCTCCGGTTCCTGGCGCTCTGGCGCGAAACGGATTTTGCCGAAGACGTAAATGTTTTAGCCGAAAAAGCTAATCTAGACATAGACCGCGTCGAGCGGTTGATTAAAAAACTCTCCTGCTTCTCTCAAGAAAACGCCCGCGTCAAAGCCCTTTGCGAAATCCCAACCCCCAACTGGATCAAAGCCAAACACGTCGAAAGCATCTACGGCGGAGCCAACGAAAAGCTCTGTGACGCCGACCAAAAGTCCCTCTCTGAACTCGCCAAGATCGAAGGGGCCTACAAGAACACCTCCACCGTAAACATGAACGTGACGCACTCCCTCCAGCTCCCTTCTTTATCGCCAGAGCAAGAAGCCGAACTAAAACGGATAGGCGATTCCATCGCTACAACCGCCCAGGAGGCCGCATGACAGGTGATTCTCTGTGACCGATTCCTGGATTCTGGCGCAGACATCCTTAAAGTTCTTTACCACGCAATTTCTAGGGCTTAGCTGGCATTCTCATTACGAAGAATGGCGCGATCTCTTGGAAAAGTATAACCGCGTCTTGATTCAGGCTCCGCGCGGCAGCAGGAAAAGCTACTTTTTCTCGCTCACCTATCCCCTTTGGAAGATCATCCGTGGCAAAACAGATGTTCTCTTGGTGTCAGACTCCGAGGATCAATCCCGAAAGAACCTTCGCATTATCCGGGACACCGTAGAATCAAATCCTTTCTTAGAACCCTTACGTCCATCCACCAAAGAACTTTGGGGAGTCGATCAAGCGCAGTTCCGTAACGGGACCATGATCAATACCATGGGATTTGGGACCAGTAAACGCGGCGAACATCCTCTCTTAATCCTAAACGACGATATTGAATCCGAACGCAACAAGATGTCTAGAGAGGATAAGAACCGCATGTATTGGGCGGTTATTACCGGGATGGCCGTAAACGAGACCCAGCTCATTACCCTGGGAACCCCCCTGGAATTTGGCGACATCTTAGAGCAAGCCGAAAAGCGAAAACAGGAAGATGGGACGTTCATTTACAAGCAATGGAGTAAGCCCGTCTGGAACAACATGATTGACCGGGTTAATCAATATCCGGATCTTTGGACAGACGCCCAGATTCGATTTAAGTTGGCCGAGATGGGCACGCTCGATTTTGCCCGAGAAATGATGCTCCAGCGCATTGACCCGGCGACGCAGCCGTTTAAAAAAGACTATGAAACGCTGTATTCCGAACTTCCCAACAATTTTGCTTTTACGGTGACAACGTGCGACCCCGCCTATACGGAGGGAGACGGCGACTATACCGCCATTATGACGACCAAGTTTACCCATGGGAATCATGCCTATATTGTCGAAGCGAAGAGGTTTCGGCGTGAAGATCCGGGGAAAATTGTGGATGAGCTGTTCAAAACCATCGCCATTCATAATCCGAATGCCGTGGGTATTCCAAAGAAAAAAGGCGAAGTGGTTTCCTACACGTTTAAGGAGCGTCGTATTCGAGACCAGCGCTACGACTTTAAGTATGTCGAACTTCCTGAAACCCAGGGGAAGGCATCCAAAGCTAGGGTCGGCGGCCTTGTTCCAAGGTGGGAAGCTAGAACCATTCATGTCCATAAGAACATGACGGATTTGCTCAATGAGTTTTACCAGTTTCGCTTGGATGATTCTCATGCAAACGACGATATGTTGGACGCTCTAGCCCATTGTTTCAATTCTGAGATGGTTGCGCCAAATTCAGGAAAGCAAAACGTCCAGAACCCGGAAACCTCTAGGGTAGGCCGTGCCTTTTACCGGGTCGGGAACGCTCAAACCTCCGTTGAAGCCGGAGCCAAAGCCATTCTTCTAGGGTTAGCCGCATGAAAGGTTTCCAAAATCGGCAGATGCAGATGGAGGTCGCTCCTCCTGTTCCTAAGGAACCTCTGTTCCCCAAGAATTTAAGCTGTTCTTTCTGTGCAAATGACGCGGACGTAATCTGGAAAGGCACAACCCTTTGTAAGGGGTGTCTTAGTGAAAAAACGCGAACGGGAGGACTTTAAATGAAAGGCATAAAAGCAACCCAGGATAATCTTGAACCGCAAGGATCGTTCGATCTGCCGGCGACAGGGCCAGCCTTACGGATCGTCACGCAGGATGGCCGAAATCCAGAGAATAGGAACATCCCGATTACTAATCGGACGGATCATTCCAGCAAAGAAAGTACGAGCATGGGTCAATCCACGTCGCCGTCTCCGGAAATCGGGAAGATAGGTAACGGGCCTACGTCTAAATGAAAAAGAAGCCAGTTCCTAAGAAGAAACCAGTACCGAAAAAGAAGGAGGTCCGTATGCCGAAGATTTTCCCAGGCAAGAAAGAAGAACCGTACGTTCCGGCAGAAGAAAAGCCAGCGTTGAAAGAAACGCCAAAAGAGGTCCCCGCTGAAGGTCGTTGCAAGACGCCGGGATGCCATGAACCGTTGGCTCCTGATCAACCGAACGTGTGTGTTCTTCATACGCGGAGAAACTAGCGAGTGGAAACCAATCAGCTGCGCCCCGCACCCATAGCGAACCCGCAAGATAGTCCTCTGGCGGCCGGCCGTAAGGCCGACCTTCTCCGCTACGTCCAGAGCTTCTATCGGCGCAGCTGGGATTGGCGAAGCCAGCGGTTTCATTCCAAATGGGACAGAAACGATCGGGATTACAATTCCATCTACGATCCCCAGCGGGCGGCATCTAAGGAGCCTTGGCAGGAGAAGATCCATACGGGATTGACCGTCCAGAACATCGAAGTCATCCATTCCCAAATCTACAAAACGATGATGGCTCCGAAACCCTGCGTTCAAACCGTAGCGGGGCCGGCCGGGGATGATCTTCAGGCGAGGTTAATGCAAGACGTTGTAGCCGACCAGTTCGCTAAAGCCAAGTTCGACATTGCTTTCTATGACACCTCTAAAGAAGCCGTCAAATACGGCGATGGGTTCATGAAGCTGTATTGGGAAAAGATTGAAGATGCCCGCCGTAGGAGAGTGCCCGTCCAGCAGACCCCGCAACAGCAAATCGACACCATGCCTCCCGAAGCTTTGGCTGGCCAAGCGCCTATCCCCCCGCCGGGAATCAACGGTTTCCAGATGCAGAATACCACGGTCCTCTTAAAGGACCAGTTGTGCGCCAAGTACATCCATATCCGAGACGTTTTCCCGGAACCCAATACGACTTCTTGGGATAAAGGCATCCACCGCGACAAAATCACCTACGGGGAAATCGTTAAGAACATTTTGGCCGGAGCCTTCTTTGATGTGCGCGGGGACTTGGACAATGTGACGGAAGGCCAGAACTTCGAATCCGATTTGCAGATCATCAAGCAGGAATTGGGCTATTTCGATACCCACCGCGAGATGTCGAAGTTCGAAAAGCCACATACGGTCTGGGAACTGTTCTGTCCGATCCCGCGCAAATGGATTGAATTCGATATCCCGGAAGGCGATGATGCCGAGATTCTTGTCCCGGCTAAGGTGATGGTTGCTTCTAGCGTTGCCCTTTTGACCTCCGAGGAAAACACGAATTTTGATGGGGAATGGCCAGTCAAGAAGTGTCCTTACATCCGTTCTGGCCAAACCTACGATATCGGCGTCTGCGACTTGATCGGAGACGATCAGGCCCTTTCCAACGAGATCGTAAGTATGCGGATCGATAATCTGAACTTGATCTTAAATAAGGGCATCGCCGTAAACGAAACCGGACTTGTGAACGCCGAACAGGATTTGGCTTCGAAACCCGGATGGGTTCTGAGGTTTAAGGGACTTGTCACCAATATCCGCGATTATTTCTTGCCCATTGAGTTTGGAGATGTCACCTCCGGAGCCTACCGGGAAACCATTGAAGTAGGCCTCCGAGTCCAGGAAAAGACCGGGGCAAACAAAGTGACTTTGGGGACTTCCAGCCAAGTGACCGATACCAATCAAACCCTGGGCGGGATGGAACTTCTAAAGCAGATGTTTAACGAGCGGGTTGCGGCCCTGGGCATGGTCATTGAATCCAGCTTTTTAGTGGAATGCGCCCGCATGACCTATGGCCTTATCTATCAGCGGTTCGGAGATGATCCGGAGGGCTTAAAGTACATCCTGGGGGAAGAACCTGTTCAGATCGGGATGATTCCGGCTCCTCCTCCCCCGCCGCCTCCTCCCGGGATGCCTCCTTTGCCGCAAGCGCCCGATCAACCGCACATGGTCCCGCGCTACCTGGCTTTCGCCTTTGTTCCGCCGGAGGTCGTCAACAACGCTTATATCTACAAACCCATGGGCATTTTCAGCATGGAAAATAAGGTCGTTAAATCCGCCCAGATCATGGACATGATCAAAATGAATATGGGCAATCCCGGTTTTGATCAGCAGCAGGCATCGAAATACTTGGCGGTTGAAGTCCAGGGAATTAACGAAGCCGAAAAATGGTTCCGGCCGGTCCCCATGATCCCGATGGCGGCCATCCCTCCGGAAATCTTGCCCATGGTCATGCAGAACATGAACGGGGGTGGAGGTGGGAATGCCCCTACCCTTAAGAATACCCCCGGCATGAAAAGCGGTGCGAACGGAAACGGGGCTACTTTCTCTCCACCAAACCCCATCAATCGTCAGCCGGTGATTGCATGAGTGCTGAAACAATTATGAGGGTTTGTCCTAAATGCTTTTCAGACAAAGTTGTTATAAGCGCGGATACGAACGACCCATTTAATCGGAGATGTTTTTGCCTTAATGAGAATTGTAAATGGAAATGGATAGTTGAATGAAGAAATATCTCGTAAGACGGTTCAATGAAATCTTTAATCCCAGCCAATTTCAACAGTTGGACGTTTACGGGGTCTTATCGGCCCTTCAGGATCAGATGGTTTTAAAGAAGTGGCTGTATGAAGTTCTCCAGGAAATTAAGAACCTCAATATGTCGATTGATCGAGGGCTCGTGTCCGGGAAACTTTATGACATCAATGATTTGAGTGCGAAAAGGAAGGCTCTGCAAGGAATCCTAGAGTCAGCCTTGAGCATTCATCGAGAAGTGCGGAGGGGACCGAGGCCCAATCCGTCTAAAGGTGAAGAATACGACCTTGAAAACGTGACGTTTAGGCCTTCCGTATAGATGTGGTCTACAACCCCCGAATAGGGCAGGCGGACCAAAAGGAGAATTATGGCAATTGAAACACCGTTAACCGTCAACGCAGATCCGGCTGAATTACCGCCGTCGGCACAACCGCAAGTTCAGGGCAACATTCTCGAGATGGAAGCCCAGATCAAAGCGGCGTCGGACGCGGCTCAAGCCAGAGGCGAAGATCCGTCGAAACTCCCCATTGGAGTTTTGGCCCAAGACGTTCCGAATGTTCCAAAGAAGTTTGTTCAACCGACAGGGGAAGTGGACGTTGAGAAGCTAAAGGCTTCCACCGAGCGACTTAATGAGGAAATCCAGAAGAAAGAAGCGGCGCAGAAAAGCGTCGAAGATTACCTTCAAGCTCAAAAGAAATTCCGGGATATGCCGAATGCGGAGAAACTGGCTCAAGCCAACATGCGTCAAGCTATCCCGCCGGCAGCGCCTATCATCCAGGAGGTTGCCCCGCCGGCCTTAACGCGAGCCCAGATTGAGGCTCAGATTAACGCCGACATTCAGGCCAATCCGGCGGCGACCGTCGCCAACTTGATCGACATCATGTTCGAACAAAAGTTCGGACAGAAAATCAAGCCTTTGGAGGAAGGGATTCAATCCACTCTCCAAAGAGAACGCGATGACGCCGTAAGGGCGAACTTAAAGGCGTTGGCGGACAAAGATCCTCGGATTTTAAATCAAGAGGTCTTTGACGCCGTGAACGCAAAACTCGCTTCTGATCCGGAACTCTGGAAACTCAAGAATCCTCATAAAGCCGCTTGGTTGGAAGTCAAGGATGAGATGCGACTAGGAGATGTTCCACAAGGAACATCAGCACAACCTAGCAGGCCGCTTAGCCCGATTTTGGGCGGCGGTACCCCTCCTCCTCCCATGTCGTCAGCGTCAGGCGTTGTCAATTACGATTCCGTCTCTATGGCATTGGGTCAAGCCAATCTCAAAGACAAATCGCAAGCCGACAACCTTGAAAAAGCCGTCAAAGCCCTGGCCGATCAGGAATGGAAAACGGCCCGTTGAGTTGTCCGTCCGCTTAGAAAATGATGTGCGGTTTTAGAGTGTAACTATGGCTAATACGAATACAACGACTACAGTCCTGAACAACCTTCTTCCGGCGTATTTCAGCTCGAAGATGATGGTCAGGCTTGAGCCGAATACTCCCTTGGTGGAATTCGCTCAAAGAGACGATATCCCGATGCGATCCGGCAAGACGGCCACCTTCAATGGATGGACCTCCTTGGCGGCCGCTTCGGTAACTCTCTCGGAAGGCGCGGCGAACTCGCTTCCCGCTCTTTCGTCTCGCAAAGTGGTAGCGACGATTGCTCAGTACGGTCGCGGGGTGATTCTCACCGACTTGGCTCAGGCAACGTCTTTCTTTGATGCGGTCAATGGCGCTATGGATGTCCTCACGGATTCCGGAGCCAAGACTGTGGAAAGAATCTGCCAGATGGGTATCTACAAAAACGACATTGCGGCCAATCAAAGCACGACTGGCCTTTTGTCGGCGTATATGACTTCGCAAGCTTCGGGATTCTGCGCTGTGACTGGAAACTCCAATGCTTCTAACTTACAGTTCCAGTTCCCGACGATCTTCGCGGCGTCCGTAGGATTCTTGTCGGCCATCAATGCGGCGGCTCCTAGCATCTCGGCTCAACTCTCGGTGTTCTCCGTCCGTAAGACGGCCACAACCCTGAGAGGCAAAGATGCTCGACCGTTTGCGGATGGCTACTATGTCGGATACGCGCACCCGAATGCTCTGCATTCCTTACGCAAAGATCCGACCTGGGCGATCTGGAATCAATACGGCAGCGCCAAAGAGACGATGTACGTGGGCGAAGTCGGGCGTGTTGAGAAAGTCAGATTCATTGACTCCACACTCGCGCCCAGATATGCTTCCGCCGCACATAGTATGTCGATGGTATTTATCTTCGGACAACAGGCGTTCGGGCTCACAAGCTTGGACGGCATGGTCAAGATGATGATTGCCAGAGGCGCGGATAAGACCGATCCTTGGGATCAGGTAACGCCGGTAACCTACAAACTGTGGGCGGCTGCGGTTTGTCTGAACCCGTCGGCGGGTCGTTTGTTAGTCGTCGCAGAAAAGCTCTAAATAATGGCGTTTGAGGCTCCCGTAGAGATCATCACTCACGAGGTGAAACCCTCTACGGGGCCTTTGCGTCTTATGCTGGGCGGAAGGGATCAACGATTAGAGGGCTGGACCAATGTGGATCTCCACGAAGGACAAAACGTGGACATCAGGGCCGATATTTCAGATTTACGGGCTGTCTGTAGAGATGGGTCTGTTCTGGAGCTTTATTGCTCACATTGCCTCGAACACTTCCCGCACCCAAGAACGCTGTCGGTATTAAAAGAATGGTATCGGGTTCTTCAACCCGGCGGCCAGATCTATATTTCCGTCCCTGATTTCGACGCGATGGTCAAACTCTATAACAAGATGGGCGTCTTGGTTCCGTTGATCCGAAATATGCTGTGTGGCGATCAAGGATACGACTTGGCTTTTCATTACAACCTCTTCACATATGCGACTCTCGCGGCCCTTTGTGTAGAGGCTGGCTTTAGGGATGTCAAACGTCTGGATCGGATGCCTTACGGTCTCCTGGATTGCTCGGCTCTCGTGGACACCGTCACAGATATGCCGATTTCGCTTTCCATCAAGGCCATCCGATGATTGACCTCATGACGAGAATCCAATCCAAGAATCTTTATACTCGGATGATTCATTCGGCCAATGAAACTTGTTATGGGGCTATTCTCAATCATTTTGAAATAGACGACGTTGGATTGCCGAAGTGCGCCGAAACGTATAACCGGCTCGGCCTTTTAAGCGCGTCCGATATCCTCTGTTTTGTTGAGGACGATGTCGAGTTCATATCGAAGGATTGGGACCGAATCACTAAGGATATTTTCGCTGAGTATGAATGTGACATTCTCGGGGTTGTCGGATCTACAAAATATAACGGAGGCGGATATTTTGACGCCGGCCGGGAATACTCTTTTGGACAAGTCGCTTGCAATAAGTCTAAGGAGGAGCCGGAGACTTGGGTCCGGGTTCTTTCTGAATACTATCGGTACAAGAAAGTCCAAGTCATCGATGGGATGTTGATGTTTATGACGCGAGAAGCATTTCTCAAAGAGCCGTTCGACGAGAAAACCTTTGACGAACTCTTTTACTATGACGTTGATCGATGCCTCAAATCCGACAAAGTCGCCGTCACCTCTGATATCTTGGTCAAACATTCCAAACCCCCTGAGATGTACGGGGTCTACCCGCCGGCCATGAAGACCGTTCACCAATACGAGCCGATCCTTCTAGAGCGTCATGGTCTTGTTAAGAAGCCGCCAAAGGATCAGACTTGTTGCTTTGTTTCATTGGAGCGATTTAAGAAAGAAGGACAAACAGAATGTTTCAACGGTTTTGAAAGGAAATACAAATGCGTATCAGCGGCATAGCTCCTGTTTTAAATGAGTGCCCATGGATCGGATATTCCATCCTTTCGTCGCTTGAGACGATGCATCAGTTTATCTATGCCTTGGATGAAGGCTCGGATGACGGGACTAAAGAGCTTCTGCATCACATCAAAGACAAGTACGCGCACGAGAAGTTGATCATTATCGACACGCCCAATTTCCATCCACACGATACCAAAGCCTATAACGCGGCGTTCGACGTTTGCATTGAGAAAGCGACTGGGGACGCCGTGATGTTCTATCACCCGGACCAGGTGATCACTAATCCCGAAAGAATTCCAGAAATCAAGACCGGGCCGATGGCTTGGACGACTAACATGACGAGTTTCGCTGGAGATTTTCAGACCCAGATTACCAGGGGGAGGGCCAAGAAATGGAAGAACATCCATGCGAATCAATTTGGACTGATGTACCGTGGGGCGTATGGATCTCAGAACGAGGATTTCTATCATGCGGATATAACGGGAAATACGTACTCGCACTATGGCGAAGACTTATTGAAATATCCCTACGAGGTAGCGGATTCTCAGATCGAAATTAATCATTATTGCGAACTCAAGAGTTATAAGCGCCGTCTGGAAAAGATGAAGCTTTGCATCCAGACCCAAAACCCGAAAGCTACTCCGGACTGGATTGAAACCCTTTCCACGAATCATCCGAGAGTCACCCTAGAACCTTCTGAAAAGATGTTTGGTGAGTTTGAGTTCGCCAAAACAGAAGCGCCAGTCCCGGAAGTGTTTTCCAAGTACAAAGAGGAATTCGAGCAATTTACTAAGGAGGTAGTTCTCAATGGCATTTAAAGTCACGATCACAAACGTCGTAAACGACGGCACAAACCTGTTCGTCTCGGCCAATATCTATGACGGCGGCGAAAAGACAATGGGGCCCATTACGCCGGTCTTTCCGGCCAGTGCGTCGGCAGCGGATGTCACGGCTTATTTCCAGACGGTGGCGAACAATGCTCCAACACTTAGCCGGGATTTGGCAAGTCTCATTAATGCAGTTGTGACAGGAGTCTAATATGAAACGAACGTTAGCGGCACTCTTTCTGATCTTTGGATTCTTTGAGGTGACATGCCTTATGGCGGCGACGTACCAACCACAAAAATTGGGGTACGTGGACATCGCCATTTCATCCGCGCCAGTAGCCTCCATTACCCGATCAACGGCTTCAGCCGTCGGAACGATGCGCTGGTGTACTGATTGTATCACCAATGGCGGAGTCGGGACCTTGTGTATTTCGACAGGGACAACGGCCTGGAACCAATTCATCCTATCGACGGGGACGGTTTGCAAATGAGTAAAGAGCCTGTATTTTCGTTTGTTATTCCGGTCTATCAGAAGCCGGCGGAGATCTTTGAGCGATGTCTTGCCAGTCTCTTTGACCAGACGCTAAAGGAAATTGAGGTTATTGCCATATTTGATGGCCCGGATAAAGAACTTCAAGAAGTGGCGTCAAAATTCCCGAAGGTTCAATCGCATGTGATTGAACATGGCGGGGCTCCAAAGGCGCGGAACTACGGGACCTCTTTAGCCAAAGGGAAATACGTTGTCTGCTGGGATGCCGATTGTCAGGGGAAACCCGAGATGGCGACCCGATGGCTACAAGAGTTTGAGGCGACCGGGGCGGATTTCGTCTATTCGGGTTATGAGTTCTCCCAGGAAAGGGGCGGATATCCTTCCGAGCAGTTTGACCCTTACAGCCTTACATGCGGGAATTACATTTCCACGATGTTTCCGATCCTTCGAGAGAAAGCTCCTAAATGGGATGAATCGTTAAAATGCGGCCAGGATTGGGATTTCTGGCTAACAGCCGTAGAGAACGGTTGCAAAGGGGTTTGGATCGAAGGTTCCGGATGGATTACGGAACCTTCTTTCGGCTCCATTTCTGATATAGGATGGAGCCCGGAAAGACGGGCCGAGACAATTCGAATCGTTAAAGAGAAACACGGTATTCCTGAAAGGGAAATCGCCGTCGGATCATTCCGCCATTTCTTTAAGGCTCTCCACATCGCCAAGTTGACACAGGGCGACATCTTAAAGAATCGCGGGGAAGACCTTTCCAAGTACAAGATGATTTTTAACCTCGGGATGGGCGATTACGTACGGTTCCGGGGAGCGAGTAAGGATTGCGTCAAGATCCATTACTGGATGCCTTGGGACATCGATTGCATGTACGCGATCGCCTTTAAGACGGCCAGGGAAACAATTGCCCACATCAATACGGAAGTGACACACAACTTCTGTAACGAGATTACCTCGAAGAAGCGCTTAGAAGATCTTGGGATTAAAGCGGAAGTTCTTCCGCTTCCCACTGAGATTGATGGTTTAGAGGAAACGCTGCCGGACAAGTTCAAAGTATTGGTCGATTGCGACAAGGCTTATCGGCCCATTCTTGTGGATCTTCCGAAGGCGCTCCCTCATATCCCAATCGATTTCGTCGATACGATGGGAAACGTTGCATCCATCCCGGAATATTCGCTTCTTCTGAGCTTCTACGAAAACCCTGGAGTAGATGAATCCATGCGCCGGTTCCTCTTGCATGGTCGGAACTTGATATCTAACGTCCAGGCTCCTTTCTGCGGGTACGTGGACATGGGACTCAAACATGTGGATTTTAAGAACGAGATGATCAACCGGATCATGGACGCCAGGGATCTCGGTTTTAACAAAAAGGCCCAGGACTACTACAAGAATTTGGTTGATCCAAAGAAGTTCGTTGAAAAGTTGAACAGTCTTTTACCACAACCCGCAATGGAGGTAGTTTCGTGACGCCAAGAGCAACCTTTGTCATTCCTGCCTATAACGCCCAAGCCTGGATTGGAGACACACTTCAGTCCTGTTTAGATCAGACGGTTAAGCAAATCGAAATCATTGTCGTCAACGATGGCTCAAAGGACCATACGCGGGAAATCGTTGATGCGATGAGGATAGAAGACAGCCGGATCAGGGCTGTTCATCTGACGCAAAATGTCGGTCGATCGGAAGCCCGAAACATCGGGAATAAAGAGGCTCAGTCAGACATCATTTGCGTCCTGGATTCCGACGATAAGGCTTGTCGGAATAGGGTCAAAGATACGTTGGCTTGTTTCGAACTGAAGAAGCCCGATCTTGTATATGGCGGCTTTATCCTGATCGACACGTTCGGAAATATGGAAAAGCGGTTTGCTCCCGAACCATTTACCCGCGAAGCCTCGATCAAGTACAAGACCCATCACATTTGCCATTCGACAGTAGCCTACCGCAAGGGCCTGACCATGAATGTTCAGTATGAGGCCGGCGACTATTCCAAGCTGGGAATCGATGATTGGAAGTTCATCTGGGACGCTCACGTAAAAGGCTACAAGTTCGCTTACGTTAAAAGCCCGCTCTGCTATTACCGGCGGGTTGACGGGACGATCACCTATACGCGGGATGAGAACGAAGTGGACAAGGTGAAGTCGGCCTTCCTGGAAAAAGCGTTTGTCTAGGCCAATTCGCATCGCCATGATTCCTACCGCTAATGGCGGGGTCAATTACTACCGGATGGCCACTTGGGCCTTCCAGATGCGGAAGTACCGAAATGTCGAGGTAGCCGTCTTTGAGTTCTCTTATGGAATGAACGAACCGCATCCCTGGCAAAAGGGATTCTTTGCCAATCCGGATATCCGCTTCAGGATCGACAAGCTCTGCGAGGTTGCCGACATCGTTCTCTGGGGTCCGGTCCAGTACACCCACACTTACGAATTCTTTACGGAGATGAAGAATAAGCATGGGAAACTGACATTGATCGACATGGACGATAATTACGTGGATGTCCCGGAATGGAACGAGGCGTTTCATTCCTATGGCCCGAACTCTTTTCATCGCCGGATTGCCCTTCAAACCCTCCAAATGGCCGATGGGGTGATCGTTTCAACCCCGCACTTGAAAGAGCTTTACGGCAAGCTTAATGACAACATTCATGTGATCCAGAACTCCCTTGATTTTAAGGGTGATTCCACGTTTATCGGATGGGATAAGGTTTCGCCCAAGAAGCATAAGGGGCTGAGGATCGGATGGATTGGCGGCCGGAGCCATTTCTTTGACTTAGCCATGATTGCGCCGGCGCTTCGAAACGTTTTGCTCCGTCATCCGGAAGTTCAGCTTTCTTTCATCAACTCAGCCTTTAAAACAAGCTATGAGGCTCTAAAGAAACCATACCCGTTCGAAGGACTCAAAAATGTCTATTTGGCTGATCGAAGCGTTCCTATCAATCGCTATGCTCGGTTTTACGGCCATTTCGGTTTTGATATTGCTCTGGCTCCTCTTGTCGATTGCAATTTTAATCGCTCGAAGTCGAACCTCCGGTGGCTAGAAGCCTCTGCGATGGGACTTCCTTGCGTAGGGACAGACATCTCGCATTTCAGTCAAACCGTCAGACATGGCGATGACGGGTTTCTAATCAAGCCCAACGATCTTCCCCAATGGGAAGTGGCGCTTGAACTGTTGATTAAGGACCAAGCCTATCGGGAAGCTATTGGCCGCGCAGCCGGCAAGCGCGTCCGCAAAGATTTCAACGTCAAGAGAAACGCCGCCACCTATTTTAGGCTCCTCAAAACACTTCTCAACACCACTGTAATGGGCCAGGAAGAAGAGGTTCTTCGGCCGCAACTATCGGAGGTAGCATGACTCGAGCTGATCTTGAATCCTTAATTGGCGATTTAACGAGCGATCCCAGTCACGACCGATATACGACTTCCCAGATCGATACTGAACTCGATAACACTCAAAATCAATGGAATACCGAAGCCAAGATCATCAAGGATACGGCGACGTTAACCGTTGTTGCCGGAACTCGCCAGTATGCGATCTCTAGCCTGGGCGGGGTTCCGATCTCATTTCCAAGGGCAACGCATAAAGGCATCCCGCTCCAGAAAAGGGATAAGACTTATTTTGACTTGTATGCGGGTTCCGGGGTGGATTGGACGACATTAAACGGGACGCCAACCGATTTCTTGATTGAGGCAAACGATCCGGCCATTCAATACATAACAGTTTTCCCAAACCCTGGAAGTGCCGATATCGGGGCGAATCTTGTCATTGAATTTATCCTGGCGCATACCTCTATGGCTAACTCTGGAGATACGCCTTTTAACGCCAGCCCCGAAACGGCTCCCTACCATTTCGGGTTGGCGTATTCTGTAGCGGCAAGGCTCCTCTTGCGCGATCCAAGCCCCCAGAATGAGGCCAAGGTTGAACCTTACAGAAGCGTTTCAGATCGAGCCTTAGCCGATCTCATTACCGTCTTTAAAGCTCTTGAGAAAGCCGAACCTTTGCGCCTTCGTTCCAATTACGTTCCCGTTGGCAGACAGGTCAGCAATTGGCGAAACTAAGACTCAGCCTTGTTTTCGTAGCCCTCCTATCGGGTTGGTCATTTAGTGATCAGGTAGCCTCTACTTCTTTTAAAGGCATAAACAATAACGAGAATTCCGCAATCATCGGTCCTGAATACGCTCAGGATCTTCTCAATGTAGACGTTACTCCCGGCGGGAAATCCATTAAGAAGCGTTCCGGATATGGAGTCTATAAAGCCCTTGGAACCGCACAAGCAATGCACGGCGGGTATCACTTCTTCGATTCTACGGGGAATGATGTCCAGGTTTGGGGGTCATCTACGAGTCTGTATGGAATCGTGGCTGGCGCAACTCCCACACAACTGATTTCTTCTGCAACGCTAAATTCCACATGGGATTGCGCCGATACGCAAGGATCTGCCTATTGCGTTAACTCTAATCGCAACGCTTTTGTTAAGACCAATGGCGCGACGATGTCATGGTATGCGACTCCTTTGGGAACGATGGTGGAGGCAACGCCAGATAGGATTGTCGTTGCTGGTGTAGCAGGAACGCTAAATACGCTCTATATCTCGCAGTCCAATACCTTCACGAATTTCACGACAGGCGTTAACAATACCGATGCTTTTACGGAAGTAATCGCCTCGCCAGGATCGAAGCTTTATCACATTCGTTGGGGGTGTGGAAAGCTTCTTTGGTGGAAGGATCAATCTTTTGGCTACTTCGATTTTGACAACCAATATGTAGCTCAAGTAAAAACGGTCTCAGACAGCATCGGAACCTTTGACAATACCTCTGCCATTGATCCAGGAGGCCGTGTCTGGTTTAGAGGTCAGGATGGCCATGTATGGATGTACGATTGCTCATTTTTGACAAAGCAAAGCATTGATATCACACCGAATATTCAAGCCTCCGGGAATCGTGTCCTAAATTCATGGCAACAAACGACTGACTCTGATTTTGGCAATGGGGATTTAAATACTGTCAGCACAGCTCCGGCAATTGGAAATGTATATCTGGATTATTCTTCTACAACGGCGAGACAATCAACGACATGGAGTACAGGAACCACGGGATGGACTGGTGCAAGTAATTTCTTATTCCAAAATGGCGACAGCATTGCTTACCTTGGCAACACTTATCACTGGCTTCATAGAGGCAATACCTCGATTAATGGCCGCTGGCAAACCTCGTATACAATCCCGAGCGGGCCAGGACTGAGTAATGGAAGTCTTTTTCGGATGTATTTTATGGCCAATATTCCTCCCGTTGATGCCAGCCAGGCGGATTTTTCCAATGGCTACTGCGTACAAGTTTATTATCCAGCGGGGACAACCACCGGAACTATTTCATTAATCAGAAAAGACGATACCGTAAGAGAGGGGGGGACCACTCTTGTCAGCAGCACCTTCACATTTAGCGTCAATAGCGATACAGACCATCCGCTTTGGGTTTCCCATTTTCCAAATGGGTTAATGGTTGTTAATAAAGATGGAGTCAATGTTCTTAGTGCAACCGACATTACATATTCTACTGGAACATATTTCGGATTTTATGCAAGGACAGATACCAACCGTTCCGTTTATTTTGTAAACGCCGCCACGATCTATATCCCAGCAGATGCCATAACCGGAGTATTCCGATCTGCTGTCAAGAATGCCCCTAATCTTACAGGATGGTCAACTTTAACAATTAACTCAGCGAATAATGGCGGGTCTCAAGTATTTTCCATGCGATCATCGACCAACATTTTTACCGTAAATACGACAACGATACCCTGGACATCTCAAACCTCCGGAAGTCTCGTAACGATTTCAACAGGAACTTATTTCCAATTTCAGGACACCATGACCGTAACATTGAGTACTCAAGCCCCCAACCTTAGCGATTTTACGGTCAATTGGTTCGAGGGAGCGGCTTCCGATCAATCCTATATGATCTATTTCGACAATGCGATTTGGGAGTCTGTTGCATTTGGCGGAGGACAATCAACCAACAACTACATCTTTAAATATGACCTGATTAACGAGGGTTGGACACTCTATAACTTTGGTGCTGGAGGTCTTCTTGTCCAATCCAATGTTCTCTATTTTGGCGACACTTCTGCGGGAAATGTTTTCAATTACGGTACCGTGACGGCGGACAATGGGTCAGCGATAAATGCCTACTTCAAGTCAAAAGATTTTGTCGGTCCAGATCCATTTCTCCAAAATCAATTAACGCAAGTCGATACGTTTGCAAAAAAGAACGCCGGAAGCACCTTAACTGCAACCTATACCGTTGATACCTCAACGGCGACAAGCTATTCGGTTTCGCTGACGAATGCTACTCAAAACATTGTTCAAAGCCGAAAACTTCTTCCCTCCGGCAAGAACGGCTACGTGTTCAATATCCAATACGGCGACAATTCGACCTCAAGCGCCTGGGAACTCTTCGGATACCGGATCGGATTTATTCAGCAAGCCTATAGGCCATCGCAATGAGGAAACTCCTTTTAATCCTTCTTCTCGCATCGCCTTGTTTTGGCGCAGGCCCGAAACACAGCTTTCAAGATCCATTGATCAACGATGAATTGATAAACGTTTACAAGGACATCAAGAACCCGCAGATAAATTATACCTCGATTAGTTCTGCGACGATTAGCTCTGGGTCCATAACTAACCTGACTGTCACTAACATAAATGGGTCAGCCTACACGGCTATTGTCGCAGGGCAACTCCCGGCAACGGCGACGAATGATAATGCGGCGGCTGGCAAGCTTGGCGAATACCTTTACAATTTTGTCGGTAATGTCCCAGCAACGAGCGGCGTATATATAGCGATATCGACGATAACATTGACGGCTGGCGATTGGGATGTTAGCGCCAATTGCCTCATAGCTCCTGATGCCGGAACCGTTGTGTTTACCGTCGCTGTATGTTATGTGACGGCAACTCCTGGGAATAACACAACGGGTTTGATTCAGGGCGACAACGATGCGGAACCTACAATCAACAATGCAAATAACGGCAATGCAAATATAACAGGGGCTATTCCGGCTGTACGGGTATCCGTAGCTGGATCGACGCCCTACTATTTAAAAATACGCGCTAATTGGACTACGTCAACCGTAAGCATTTACGGAAGGATTTCAGCCCGACGAGTCCGATGAGGAGAAAATTATGGCCATAAATGCGAATGATCCAAATGCCCCAACCAACGATGGGTTCTTAAAATCCCACACGGAAGACGATCCGGGTTCAAAGTATCTCCCGACAAACGGGGAAAAACCCATGGACATCCTTCCGACTTACGGAGGCCGTGGCGGGTCTCAGCAGGCGATGGAGTATTACGCCGGCCAGGAATTTAAGAAACTCTTTGGACGAAATCCGACCCAGAGCGAGCTTGCTTCCTTAGCGGGAGCCTATCAAGGCGATCCCAACATTGCAAACGTGGCGCAAGGCAATCAAGCCATCGCTCAGTATTACCAGGGATTCAGCAATACTCCGGATCAAATCAACAAAGCAAACCAGGACAAATACCTAAAAGAAGCGCCAAAGCACTATGACGCCGTTCAAAAGCTTTTCCAGTCCAGTCTGGGGAGGGCGGCTACGCAAGACGAATTAGACCATTTCGGATCGGCTTTAGCGTCTGGATCAACGGATGCTTACCAACTCCAAGATTTCTTGAAGCAGCAGCCGGAATACACCCAAAAGCAGGATACCCAATTCCAAGACAAGCTATCCGGGCAATTGGCTGGCTATGACAAACAATATTTCAACGAACAGATTCTTCCGTCTATTCAAGAGACTTACGCCAAGCAAGGGCGGTCCTTCGATTCCTCTGCGTTCGCAAATTCGGCCACTCAATCAGCCCAAGCGCAAAACACCCAGCGCCAAGGGTATCTGGCCAACCTAAGCGCCTCCCAATATGGAGGGCGGCAAAACCAAGCCTATAACGATTACGCAGCTATGGTTCAAAACCAAACAGGCCTCGCTAACGCGGGAATCCAGGCTCAGTACCAGGGAAATCTGAATATGGGGAATCGGCTAAATCAAATCACCGACTTCAATACCCAGCAGAACTCTTACAACCAATATCTTGCGAAGTACGGCAAGCGGCAGAGCAATGGAGTTGGCGGGATGATTGGCGGGGGAATTGGTGGAGCTGTCGGTGCGTACTATGGTGGACCAATGGGTGCCCAAGCTGGCTATCAGATAGGTTCAGGGCTAGGGAATTATGCTCAGAATTCAATAGGTGGCTATTAATGAACGCATTCGAACTTAATCTTCCACTCCTGTTGCTTGCCGTAAAACGCAACATTGCCGATTGGGACAACGGCTCCAGCCCCAAGATGTTCGCCTTCTTCGACAATGTTGTAATTGCCTTTACATTGATCATGCATTTTCTTATAGGCGTCATTGCGCCGAGCCTTAATAACGGAATTTGCGCCTTGGTTCAGATAGCTGACAAGACCGCCATTGATCTCATTCAGAGGCGCGTTAGGTGTGGATTTATTGAGGGTAGTTTCCATGGTTGCTGAACAACCCAATGCAAGAGGCAGGAAGATTAGAACTAAAAATCTTTTCATGACCAAGTTTAGGCCTTTTGGTCCCATGGTTCAAGACCCAGAAGGACCTAGACTAAAACGACCTGATTCGGAGGTGCAAAATGGCACTACAGTTTAACCCGCCGCAAGATTTGATCAATTCTTATATGAATCGTCCTAGTCCTGGAGAGCAAGCTTCCAATTCTATTTCACAAGCCTTGCAATCTTATATTCAAATGAAGACCCAGCAACAGCAAATGGCATCGCTTGAAGCGGCGCGGAAAGCCGCTGAGTTTAAGGCCGTCGCAGATTACGTTCCAGAAGATCAGATTGCCGGATTGGCGAAGAATTACGGGATCAACATCCCGACCGCCGGCGCGGTTCCGCCTACGCCCAGCACCGGGACAGTTCCGTCCCCGCAAGCCAATCCAATGGCCGTAACGCCTGTTGAACAAGGGGCGCAGCAGTCCATGATGGATCAGCATCCAGGAGGGGTGCCAGATGCGGCCAGCGGTGTTTCGCCATTGGTTCAAGCCCATGCGGCCGCAACCGGGCATAATCCTTTGGGGATTCCCGTTCCTACCAGCAAAGCAGGGCTGGCAAAGTATAAGACCAATCTTGAAACGCAGAAGCTTGTTAAGGACTTGGAAAAGCCAGACAAGGGTCCGTTGGATACGGTAACAAAAGAACAAGCGTTGGCAAGCGGGAAATTTGATCCCACAAAGCAAGTTGTCATGGAACCGCCAGCGCCGAGGCTCGATCTCGGAACCAAGCAGGATCAGTTTGACCAAAAGGAATGGGACAAGATCGTAAAAGATACGAATCCCTTAACGGCGAGTTCGCGGTCTACGCTCGGGATGGCCTCTAAAGCAAACTTTCAGGCTGATCGGGCATTGGTGACCCTATCTAAGCCGGTTGTGACAAACCAGGAAGCGGGGAACGTCATGGCCGACATTGCGGCCATTTATCAAACGGGCTCCCCTACTCAGTATGGAATGTCTCATCAAGAGTATTCAACGCTCTATGGGAAAATCCAAGGAGCCTTGCAGACGGTGACGGGAAAGCCACAAGATGCACTTCCAGATGCCATCAAGCAAAGGTTGGTCGGCGTTCTCCATGACATGAAGGGAACCAATAGCGGAGTTCTCAAACAACAATTGGATTTCACGGAAAAGAGCAAAGCCAAAATTATCAAAAAGTTTCCGGATGAATGGAAAGGGATCAGGGCCACTCTTGAAGGAGGGCAAGATGGAGGAGCGGCCATTCCAGAGTCTGGGCCTCATGGCCCCTCCGTAACGCAGAATGGCCATACCTACAATTGGAATGCCAAAACGGGGCAATATGAGTAAACCAGCGTTTGATCCAAACATTCCGTTTGATTCCGTTAAACCGGCCTTTGATCCGAATGCTCCATTTACGGCAACGTCTTCTGATAGCCAACCCCCGCTTACGGGAGATGCCCGAAATGCGGTAATGGGTGCTGCGGCAAAAGCGGCATGGAACATGACGCCTATGGCACACCCTACCAAGAATCTACCAATGCTCGGAGCTATAGCCGGATCGGCCATTCTTCCTGGGATAGGAACGGCCGCCGGCGCTGGACTGGGGCAAATAGCGGGCCGTATGGCCGATATTGCGACAGGGGATGTTCAGCCCGGAGATGCCTCAAGTCCAGTCCGCGAGGCCCTTGGTCCCATGGCTCAGACAGCACTCTCGGGACTTCCCGAGGTCGGAGGAGTTCAAAGGGCGGCGCAAAGCGCGGCTCAGAATCTTGGGCGACGGGCTTTGGGAATTAGCAAACCGATTCTGAATAAATTAAAGGTGGGCATTCCTCAAGCAAATCAAGCGGCTCAAGAAATGCTCGATCAAGGAGTCATCAGACCTTTGAGTGGAGCAAGGGCGACTTTGGGAAGGGCTGAGGATGTCGCGGCTACAAGTGGCGAAGCTGTCGGGAATGCATTGGCTAAAACCGGCCAACATGCGCTTGATACCAACAAAGTTTCAGAGGAAGTGATCAACCAATTGGCTCCTAAGTTTCAAGGTGGGGCCTACGGAACTGATGAGAAAATCGTCAATGAGATTGTAGATACGATTGGAGCCCATGGCAACGGCCCTATTGATTTTAAGAGTGCCCAAGCTCTCAAGAATAAGCTCAAGGAATTGTCAGGAGCCAACTGGAATACCGACAAGATAAAAGCCTCTATGTATCAGAGAGCTTACGGCATTGTGAGCGATGCCTTGGAAAAAAGCGTTCAAGAAGCCTCCGGAAGTTCTGGCTCCCTTCCAATTGTTCAACCAGGATCAAAGGTTGGTGATCCCCATGCCCTCTTTGCCTATAACGACAAATTCGGGAAGGGGGGAACCGACAGAGCCATCTACAACGTTTTTGGTGATCCAGCGCATCCAGTTTTAAAAGCTAAGGGATGGGGATCGAGCTTGCCAAAAGCTGATTTAGAGGCCGCTGGAATTCCGATTACAGGCGCAGAACCAAGAGCGGCTGGAATGACGCCTGCCGGCTCATTACCGCAAGATGAATTGGCAAATTACATTCGCCAAAAACAAACGTATGGCGCTTCCCAGACGGCGATTAAAGGATTGACTGATAAGGCCAACGCGGAGGCATCAAATAGTCTTTTGAGCCTTAGAGGTGCCATGGTTGGCGGTGGAGCGTTAGCCACCGGCAACTATAAGGAGGCGGCGAAAGCATTAGGAGTCTGGGAAGCGGGGCGACGCATTGGGACAGGAACGGGCTCAGCCGTACTAAACTATTTAAATACTTCCCCAACAGCGGGTGTTGCGCGTCGAGCTTTGATCTCCCAATTTGTCGATAAAGTCATTCATGGTCAAAATTGACCTGTAAGCAATGCAAGATGGAAATGATCAATACGCAAGATGAAGCTCTCGGATCTGATTGGGTTTGCCCAGGGTGTCTTGGGAGACAAACTGTCTTTTACGATCAGCCGGAGATTCTCTTGGACGGGATACACAAAGCCGAAGGAGACCAACATGCCGCATGAATGGACGTATTTTAAGCCGGAGGAAGTGGAGGGTCTCGATGAAGAATTTGTCGCCAAACTTGACCAAGCAAGACACATCGCTGGGATACCTTTCAAAATCACCAGTGGCTTACGCACATTGGAGACAAACAAATCAATTATTGGAGCGAGCCCGGACTCATCGCACCTTCAGGGATTGGCTGTGGACTTGTTGGTTGAAAATGACCATGAAGTCAGTCTCATCGTTGACGCAGCCAAGGCTGTAGGCATCACAAGGCGAGGGATTTATGTGGATGCCAAGAACGTTCCGACGCATGTTCATTTGGATGTCGCTACGGATAGGGTCAGTGAGGTGATTTGGATCAAGCGTGAAGGACTGGCTTAAAAGGAGATTTATGAAACATTTACTAGTAGCTGCTGTCGTTGTCTGTAGCCCTTGTATCGATTGGACAAGGTTCTCGGGAACCGTCAAGGCCATCAATGGGAAGGATAATACGATCACAATCCAGAACCGGGATGGGGACCTCTTTACGATCCCTATCGATTATCAGGTCAAGATCTCTGAAAAGCATGGGGAATTGCGGAGTCTTTCCAATCTCCAGTTGGACGAAAAGATTACGCTCATTCGACGGCCATCCGTTGAGCCTCCGAAGGAGTCATTTGACGATATGAACAAAATGAAAGGTTAAGGGAGATTTTTATGAATGCTCTAAACTGGCTTGCCAATTTAATCCCAGAACAATACCGTGTCGCCATTGCCATTAAGAAGGTCTCCTATACGGTTGGCAAATTAGCCGCTGGATTTCTGACAGCTCAACTTATCGCCAAGGGGAAATTGACGCCTGAACAATGCGGCCAAATTGAGTTGGCGACGACGGCGATTGTTGCAGGTGGGCTTGAAGCAGTACATGATTGGGCTAAAGTCAAATGGCCTGATCAGAAATGGCTTTAAGAAGCCATAGGGGAAAGTCCATGGCGATAGATGAGGATATATGTGCAGAATGGCGATAAACTTAAACGAAAATGGAAATCGAGCTTGGTCTGTAAACTGTGCGAATCTTTTTGCATCGTTGAGGAATGGGAGCGTCCGCCTTTCTATTACCACATCTGCTGTCCTCAGTGCAAAAACGTAGTCAAGGAAAAACAATGCCCAAAAAAACACACCTACCAAAACCGCGTCAAAAAATCGCACCATTAAGAAAATGGGGCAATTCTCTTCTTTGGATCAATCTTAAATTTTGGAAATGCGCGTATTGCGGGATATTGATTAAAGATAGAAAGCCATTTTCAGTGACCTTGATCGATGCCAATCCCGACCCTTTTATTCTTTGTTCTCCGCAATGCTTTAAAATCCTGGTCATCAAATTAGAAGCGCAGCGTCATGATAAAACGCATCGCTGGATTCCATAAATTAATGTGTTCACCTGCCCGGTCGATCCGCAGTACAAAATCCAATGCGAATACGCGGAAAAAAACAAGCGTTTCGCCTGGTCCATTGACCCCGAAAACGGCCTTTGGCTCCCCAGCCGGGACCGTGATGGTTTCGGGCACCATAGGGGACTAGATTTTTCTTGCCCTGTCGGAACGATCGTTAGGGCCATGGTCGATGGGATTATCATCCGATCACGTTTTGAAAACGCGCTAGATTCAACGTTGGGATCTGGCCTCTACATTTTTCAGCTTGTGATGCTCGTCGGCTATGACTCGTGGTGCCTCAAATATAGCCATCTCAAAGCCAGTTACGTTTCGGTTGGGCAGAAAGTGAAGGCCGGCGAAGGCATTGCCGAATCGGGCCAGTCGGGCGATGCCATCAGTCCTTTTTTACACGTGGACTTAATGAACCTCAAAAAGCAATGGAAGAATATATTATTCGACGCCTAGCTAATGAATGATGAAGATTGGCATGAGAAGATCGAAGAGCATCTTCTTCGGGAACTTATCGAGGATTTACAGGAAAGGGTCAAGGATTTAGACAACGTTCTAAGAGGCGAAAAAGGCCAAGCAGGCCTCATTGCCGAATACGAACGGCACGATGAGATTTTAACGAGGCTTTACGCTGTCGTGATTCAGGACTCCACGGGCAAGAAGGGCCTCCTGCACGACATTGACTACCTGATGGGGCGAAAGTCCAATCGGGAAAAAGCAAAGGAATACCGATGGCAATTCTGGACGGCGGTCACAGTAGCGACGATCACGGCGACGACGGCCCTGATGACAAATTGGGAGAAGATAAAAAAGAATCTCCCGAAGGACCATCCGGGACCTCTGGAGCAACAGATCGAGAAAGCCAAGCACCCAAGGGCAAAGCGGAAAACGATCCTTTACCGCGTAGTCCCGGCGACGCCCCCTGGAACAAACCCAAGTACACAGGACCCAGGAACGTCCGAGTCACCGTAGGGTATCCGTGCCTTAACTGTCCCCATAAACATGTCGATCACAGCTATTATTCGCCTAAAGAATATCTATTTCCAGACTGCACATGCATTGGGTTGAAGATGGATTTAAATTTATTACCAAAAGATTAGACTAAAGGTGGGCCCAGCTATCTCTGCGAATAATCCGATAGAGATGGGTTGTACTAATGTGATACATGTCTGCCATTTTACGACCTTCTCCTAACCTGTAATTATTTCTTATGCAGAAGATATCGTTTTCTTTTAGCTTTGCCTTCCAGATTTTCTCTCCTTTCACGTTTCGACCCTTAATTTTGCAATCGCGCATATTATCCAATTGGGTCCCAAGAAATAGATGTTCGGGATTGACACATGCCCTATTATCGCAACGATGAAGAACGTAAAGGCCGCGAGGGATTGGACCATTAAAAACTGAGTATGAAAACCTATGAGCCCGCCCCTCTGACATAAGTGCATAACCTTTCGGGCATCTCCGCCCAGTCCAATTCCAGCAATAGTTTGTCTTTTTGACTTTCTCCAAAAGCCGTTCCTTAATCGAACGTGTATGGATTTTAAAATAACAAGTTATGCACCTATCCGGGAATGGTTTGTTATAAACGCGCCGTGGATTACCGCAAGATATACATTTGATGATTTCGCCGCGAATCACAGTAGATCCTTCATAAAATCCATCACAATCCCCCTCTTGAGTTCTTGAGGGGTAAAGCGAAAGATTTTCCAACCAAGTTTCCCGGCGGCGTTGTACTTGGTCATATCCGCAATGAACCCACCTCCTCTGGTATGCCTGCCCTGGGTCCATGCGGCTCCTTCGATCTCAACGGCAATCTTCTTATCTGGCCAACAGTAATCGAACTTCCATTTGCGAGTAGGATGGAACTTGAATTCCGTCTTAGGTTCTGGGATGCCGAAGGCTTTCCAGAGATAAGTCATGCGAACCTCGTTTGATTCCCATCTGGGGGAACCATGACATATAAGTTGTCCGATGGCTTCTCGCCCTTCTCGCAAATGATGGTATACCCGTCTTTGCGGAGATCGGATGCTCTTGAGGTGAATTTGTAGCCCCATTGGTAGCAAAGAATTTGTCCCAATTTCATTCGGTACTTATTGTTCCGAAAGGCTTTGATGATTTCTTCTTTACGGGTCATCTCAATTGTCCTAGAACATAGCCCGTCGCAAAACAGACTGCGCCAATATAGACGAGCTTGATAAATGATAAACAGACAATGCTTGTCATAGTCCAAGTTCCATGGCCACTTGCTTAACTTCTTTTAGTCCTAACTCGCTTTCAAACTTTACGACGAGCTTCTTGAAACTTGGATCATCGAGTAGAACAGACCTCTCTTGCCACATACCAGTGATTAGGTAGCCTGTAGACCGACCCCAAAACGGTGATGATGCGACATAGACGGCAAACATCGCCATGACCTCGGGAGCTGTAAGCCAGCCTCTTAGCTGTTTTAGGAGCTTTAGGTCTTGCCCGGTGAACGGATACTTTCTGCCTTTCTTTTTTTGCCATGTGGTCGATATGTGTTCGAGCGTTTCGGCCCATTGCTCTACTGGCTTAGAACGGCAGCGCGTCATCGGAGGTCTCCGTTCCAGTCTCCAATGGCTCCTCTAGGGGCGCTGCATCTTCGCGATACGGGCTTACTTTTGCCAACTTGTTATTGGATTTCCCTTTGAAGGTATCGGTAAACACCTCGCCCATAAAGTATTTGCCTTTCCAGGCTCCGGCCTCAACGATGAATTTATCCTCATAGGGTTGGCCGATACACTTGAGAAAGTGGATAGCGATACCAGCGCCTTTATGGTCTTTAGGTAAGAACGTCACCCAATGCCAAACCGAGCGATCTCGGTAGCGCGGATCAAGGCAAGCAGCCTTGACCAATACCTGCTGATAGCCCTTGCTCGATTTAAGTTCTTCTGTATCAAAGATCCTGAATGGAAACCATCCATTCGGAATCAATTCAAACTGACTATCTATAAGTCCGACGGCATCATATTCAAACACTGGCTTTCTCCTTAGTGGGTTCGATCTTTTTCTTTAGGAAATCGATGCACTTCTGAAGGGTGTCGAAGGTCATTTCAGACCATTCATCTACGTCTGCCTTAGTCAGCCATGTATTAATTGTGGCCTCATCGATTTTGACGGTTTCCAGCAAATGTTGAATTTCGTCTAATTGTTCTTTTGTGGCTAAAGCCATCGGCTTAGACTCTCTTTCCAAGACCTCCTTACCGTAGTATTTGCAAAAGTTGGCGTAAGACCATTCAAATTCGTCCGGAAATTTTGGCGCACCAATTTCAGCTCTCTCTTTTATTGTTCTTGCCAATCGCTTGCCATCAATTTTCCCAGACGGATTCGAGAGTTGAAAAACATAATCAAAAACGTGCGAATCTCCTTTCATAGAATCTGGGCCTACTCCGATGCGCTGCATCCCAGCTCCATAGGTATCCTTTTGGTGCGCCGTAATTATGACGTTCATATCCAATGCAAGAATCATTCGCATTAAGGATTTGTATTCGGATTTAATCTTCGCCCAATAGCGGAATCCCCAGTCCTGCATTTCAATGGTTTCTGAGGATTTCCCGCTACTTCCAGCGGCCTTCGCAAAAATCATGTTCCATTTTTCCTGTAAAGCGCCGTAGTAGATAGTTATCGGATCAATGATTAGCGTTCGGTATGGATGTTTTTGAGTTAAGAGTTCTTTTACCTCGGCTCTAACATCGTTAGGGTTCGTTGTCTGATAAACTACTGAGCCGGATTTAGCAATTGTGGCCGAATAATTCTCCGTCCCTTTTTCCATGTCGATAATATAGGCTTGCGGGAATTGGATAGCCCCCGTTGTTTTGCCAACCCCAGGCTCAGAAAACGTAAATAACTTAAGTCTCTTTTGCATCGTTTCAGGCTTTACCGCTCTCAAAGTCATGATTTCTCCTTGGCTCTTTGCGCCATCTCATACGCTTCTTCCATCGTGCGTCCCATCCCAAGGACGTTAATGGCCCCATCCTCTATTTCAGGCCCTACAATCCATAGGCCAAAGTGATTGATCTGTGCGACCCACTCTTTAGGCATTTCCTCTAGATTCATTTGCTGTTGATGTAGTCCAGGTGCCTTAAGTGAAGCTTCTGGCCTTCCGTATTGACGGACTCAATCCCTTGTCGGCCTATCACGAATTCATAAATGCCGACCGTAACGAGAGCGACCGAAATTACGAGAATCAAACCCGCCAGGAAGTAAAAGACCATCAGCATTCCAGCCCCCTCTAAACCTCGTGTTTCTCGATCCACCAATTCACCTTATCGAGCTTAAATCTGTATTCCCGGCCGATTTTGACGCGCGGCAGGGGGTCTTTCTTTCTTTCAGCCCATTTCGTGATGGTCTGTCGGCAATACCCGACCATTTCCTCAAGTTGTTTCATGGTCAGCAACCGGCTCTCATAATAGGCGGCTGGCATTTCCTTAGTAGTTTCCATAGATTTTCCTCTTGCGCTATGCATTCCTCATATGTATGATGATTAACGCTGATTAACTATGATTAACAACAGGTCATCACTCCGTCATTGATATCTACGTTGCCGATAGTGAACCGTTGTTATGAAAAGCGGTTCGTAACGGTTCGTTAAACATAGTAAAGGAGTAAAAGTATGTCAAGCAAAAAAATTCGAATGACGATTATTGTTGACGAAGAAACAGCGGATAAGGTGAAAAAGGAAGCGGACCTTGACCGGCGCAGCGCAAGCGGAATGGTGGCCAAGATTCTAAGAAAACATTTTGAGGCTGAGGGGCAAGGAGACAAACAATGGCAGCAAAACTTTCACCAATAAGCATCCGGTTTCCGCCGGACTTAGCGCAGATGATCCAAAAGGACGCGACTTTAAATGAGCGTTCTTTTTCCGGGCAAGTGGTATGGGCGGTTAGGGCTCACTACATGACGAGGAAGATGGAAGCGGAACTCTTTACTCCGACTGAGCTAGACGGATCGGAACCACGGAAGATTCCTGTTTTTCGAACGAAAGACGAGCTTGACGCATCTGCTCCTGTAAAACCTCAAAAGCATCTAGGTCAAGAAAGTAGTTGATCGGATCGGACTCTCCCGTTTGATGG